GTGCAGAAAGGCGATTACAAGGGCTGGAAGTGGGATGCGTCCCTGAAGCTCGGGGTGCGTCAGCCGGCCACGGTGGACACGGACACCAAGGCATTCGACTAGGAGCTTTGCAGGCTCGGGGTGGGTTTCGCGTTCTCGCCCGTCCAACCCAGCGTGGCCCTGGCTGGTGAGCCGATCACGGGGCAAGGTCCAGGGCGCTGAGGTGGCACCCTGCGCAAGCCAGCGTTGCCCCGGCTGGTGGACCGCTACGGGGCATCTACAGGCGGGGGCGGGTCCGGGGGTAGCGGATCCGCCCTCGCCGCATATCGAAAGGAAGGTGATCCGCATGCCGAAGCTGGGAGTGTCCGTGTCCCTGGACGGAACCCCGATCTTCCTGGCCTCCATGGAGCAGCTCACCCCGGAGAAGCTGGGGCTGGAGCAGTGGAGCACCATCGCCAACGGCAGAACGCTGGTGGCCTGGCTTGACAGCACCAGCGGAGTTCGGTGGCGCGCCACGGACTGGCTACCGGACGAGGGCAAGCAGAGCTGGCGCCGGCTGTATGTGGGGCTCGCGTGAGCGCCAGCAGCAAGAGACTGATCAAGCGATGGATGACCGCGGCGCTGCGCCAGCGCTGGCGAGTCACCATCACCTCGCGTGATCACGTGATGTTCTGGCCACCGTCCGGAAAGCCGATCGTCATGCCCGGCAGCCCCAGTGATCATCGGGGAGTGCGCAACGGCCTGGCAGACCTCAGGAGAGCGGGATTGAAGATATGACCAGCGTCCAGCCCGAGGTGATCCGGTCCTTGGCGGACCTGCGCCCCGGCGACATCATGTTCTCTAACATCGGCGGCATCGTCCCGGGCGTCTTTCCGGTGAAGCTCGGCCAGCTCTTGCTGGGTGAGCGGGTACGCATCGGCCGGCTCAGCTTCGATCACGTGGGGATCGTGGTGCAGGAGGATCGCTCCGTCGGCCGCATCGGGGATGCGGCCATGGTGTGGCGTCCGCCTCGTCTCGTGCAGGCCATGCCGGGTGGCGCGGAGGAGATCGCGCTGGTAGCCAAGACCCATTGGACCGACACCGTGGCCTACTGCCGGTTGCCGGAGGACTACCCGGGCCAGGCGGACGACGCGGCGGCCATCGCGCGGCTGTTCGTATCGGAACGGGTGCGCTACTCGTTTCTGAGTTACGGCGCATTGGCTGTGTTCAAGTGGGGGCGGAAGTTCGGCGTGGAGGGCGAACGGCTGGCGAAGTGGATCCGGCGGACGCGGCCTGCGACAACATGGGAAATCCCGTCACATCACACCACCTCCCGTCATCGGATCAGCCTCCCCGTGGAGGCCATCTGCTCCGTGCTGGTGGATCAGTGCTGGACCCTTGCCGGCAAGGAAGTGATCACCGGCACCCGCCCGCAGATCGTCACGCCGGGCATGCTGGCCATGCAGTGGTGGAACCGCCCGGGTGTGGTCCGCGGTGGCAAGGCGGTGCCCTGGTGAGCGCCGTCAAGCAGCCTGGCGATTCGATTGCATTGGGTGACATTCTCGGTCATCCCCTGGAGCCGGATGAAAGATGGGCTCGGGTCATCGGTATCCGCAAAGATGATTGTCGACCGATCGAGTCGGTGATTATTCGCTTGTTCGTCGATCGGCATGAGCGGTTCCCCTCCGGCGGGTACCGCACCACCTGGCTGGCTGTTCCCTGGGAGGGTGCGCGGTGATCGAGTTCCTCGCGCAGTCCACGTGGGTGGAGTGGGCACTGTTCGCCCTGTTCTGGCTGGCCGCCTTCCTGGCGTGGGTCGCCTGGACGGGTGAGCGTCATCAGGAGGGGACCCTCCCGCCGCGTCCACTGCCCATGCCGCCGAAGGTGCCCACAGAGTACGAGGCGCGGCACTCCATCGAGGGGCCGACCGCGCACATGCGCAGGATGCCGGCCGGCTTTTGGGTGGTGAAGGATCAGCAGGAGGTTTCGTGGCCCTGGCGGGGTTCCCCTCCGGAATAACTGTGCTATAGTAGGGGTATGGACACCACCCACGGACTCATGACCCACGCGGACCACCGGGAGTATCTGAAGGACACCGACCAGCACACCGTCACCGTGAATCTGGACGACCCACCGGAGTGGTTCACCGCCCCGGCTGACGGTAACTGCCCGCTGGACAACTGCGGCGCCTCGCTCGATGACCACGACTCGGTGATCGTCCACGCGGCATCCGGAGAGATCATTGCTTGCAGTTAGAGCTGATCATCAGCACGCAAACCCCCGCCACTTCCCCGGCGGGGGTTTCTTCTTGCCCCTGATCTTATAGGTCTGCTATAGTGTGGGTATGACACGGAGTGCGACGCCACGGAGTACGCGGCGGACCACACAGACGGAGGGCGACGAGATGCACTTTCACGTTACCGGCTGCATCAAGGGTGAGACGCGCACCCTGAATATTCACTTCACCGGCTCTGACGCGGACACTCTGGCCCTGATCGACTCCCTGGATCAGGCTGGCGGGCCAGCCGAAATGATGGCCGCCGCCATCACTGCCACTGTGGGCATGGTCAGTCTGGACACCAGCCCACAAGCAGACGTGGCCCGCATGCTCAGGTACTACGCGGACGTGCTGGACAGAAACAAGGGCAATTGCGTCACCAGCGACGGAAAGATCGTGAAGCCATGACCAGGCGCGGCAGGCGCACCCGCGAACAGCTCAAGAATGTGCCCACCTCGGACATGACCCCGGCGGAGTACGACCGCAGTAACGACGACCACGACTACATCGTCCGGCTGCCCGGCGACCCCTCGGAGTATCACGTGCATGGCATCCACTCCGCCCGTGCGGTGGCTGGCAGGCACGGCACCTACGAGCGGAAGAATTGAGCGATGGCGCAATTGCCGCCTGACGGCCAATGGTTGATCCAGCAGTCGGAGGGCATCGTACGGCTGTTCAACCGTCACACCGATGATCTGATCGTCTCTTTTGATCCCTGCGACGGGGATGCGGCGGCCAAAGCGCAGGCCGTCATCGCCAGGGATGTCCGACTGAGCGACGAGCAGCGAGCGTTCGCTCATTTCTGGTCCGGTTACTTCTATGCGCACGCCACGGTGAGGTGATCAGGCGATGACCAAGCTCGGCAAGCTGTGGACCGGTGCTGTGGCGTACGTGTCCCTCGGGGTGGGCGCCGGTCTGTCCATGGCTGGCAACCTCGCGGACACCTACCGCACTCGCGGGGACGCCGTGGACATGCTGGACAAGGTGATGGCCGTCGGCTGGCCAGCTCTGGTGATCCTGGCCATCGAGATGTTCGTGGCCCCTCGCTGGAGCGGCAAAACCATGTTCCAGGTGTGGCGTTGGTTCGGCTGCCTCACCGTGGGGGGGATGGCCATGGTGGTGAGCTGGACACATCTGCACGACCTCATGGCCAGCCGTGGCCAGCTGGCCATCGTGGCCATCCTCGGGCCACTGGCCATCGACGGCATGGCCATCATGGCCACGGGGCTCATCCTGTCCACGCGTGGCCAGGTGGCCAGTGGCCACGGGACGGCCACCGAGCATGCGACGGCCGAATGGCCAGAGGACATGGCCACCAGGCTGGACAACGCCGTGGCCAATGACCACTCCTACTGGCTGGAGCCAGACCCTGTGGCCACGCAGCCCCTGAGTGCTGATGGTCGGCAGCTGGCCACCGAGGTGGCCACGTTCCTGGCCACGGACGTTCCCGTGTCCCCCGCACCTGCCCGCACCCCACGCAATACCAAGGCCATGGACGAGGCGCTGGAGCTGTACCGGGCATGGAACCCGGCGGAGCTGCCGGTGAAGGAGATCGACGCGCAGGTGGTTGAGCGGTTCAAGGTGAGTACCCGTACCGCTCGTCGGTGGCGCTCCATCGCACTCGGCACCCCCACTTCAGGGGGGCCCGTGTCTTAAGCCAGGCACCCTTCTTCTGCCTGATCAGCACGCAAAAGACGACAGGCTTGAGACATAAGAAAGCACCCCCGGGCCGCCACACAGGTCTGGGGGTGCTTTCGTCTATCCGCTACGAGGATCGACCGCACCAGGCTATCAGTTCGTCAAGGTCATACAGCCGCGCTTCGGTGCTTCCGTACGGTGTGCCGTCCGCCTTGGCCACCGGCTCAGGAAAGCCCGGCCGGCCGGCTGCCTTGCGCAGCGCGGCCAGGGTGACAGCCTGGCCATCGGCGCGCCCCGGGAGCTGGCCAACCGCGCTGGCCAGCGTGACGCCACTGGCCAATGCCTTGGCCACGTGGCCGGTGGCCACTTCCCCGCCTGGCCAGCCCTGGCCAAGTACCGGACCGCTGGCTACCTGGTGGCCAGCCAGGATGGCCAGCGCCTCCTTCTCCTCCAGGTACGGCACCCGGAACACCTCGAATCCTGTGGCCGTGGCCATCCCCCACACCCCGCGCTCTTTGGAGGGGCAGGCCACGTAATCGATGGTGTCCACCAGCATCTTCCACAGCTTGCGGTCCCAGCGGGCCACGAAGCGGCCACCCTGGAAGCTCTCCCGGATATCGCCGCCGTTGCCGCCGAAGATGCTGGCACTGGCGCGCTGGGCGGCCACGATCACATGCATCTTCAGCTCCCGGCCCATGCACACGCTCTCCTGCATGGCCACGATGGCAGGGCTCTGGAGCGGAGGATCCAGGTCCGCGGGATCGAACGGGGCGTCGTCCGCCTGTGCCTGCTTGGCGGCCAGGATGATCTCCTTGCGCAGGCCACGCCAGTACCGGGCCAGCTTCTTGGCCTGCACATTCGCCTCTTCCACCATGACGATCACTCGGCGCTGGTGCTCCAGCTCTTCTTCATCCAGCTCGATGCGCCGCTTGATCTCCTCCCCGATGGCCATCCAGGTGTCGTGCAGGTCCTCATCGCGGTAGGCGTAGATCACCTGATCTTTGGAGAGCTTGCCCCCACCCGCCCACCCCCACTGGCTGAACCGCTTGGGGTCCAGGATGATCAGCCCATCCCCTCGCATGGCCCGCTGCACCATGAGCAGCCTGGCCAGCGCGCTCTTTCCGGTGCCGGCCGCGCCGCTCATGATGAAGTGCGGGGAGTCCTCGATCAGGCTGGCTTTCGCGATGTGCCCCTGTGCCTTGCGACCGAGCACCACCTCATGGTCCGCCGCCTGCTCGATGGCCTTGCGCAGGCCGGCGAAGGTCACCTCCTTCGGCGGGAGCGGGGCGCCCATCAGGTCCACGCTTACGTGCTCACCTGCCTCGCGCCAGTCCCCCTGCACGGGTGCGGGGATCCCCAGCCGTGCCCCCACGTTCTCGGTGATCTGCTGCTTCAGCCGCGCGTTCAAAGGCACATGCACGGGCAGATGCACGCGCACGGCGGGACGCTGCTGGTCGCCGGCATCCTTGCCCCATCCGGGTGGCAGTTCGATGGCCGCCCGGCCGGCCCGGGGTGTCCACCGGGTGCCGGTGAGGGTGAACAGCACCTTGGCCGCCGGATCCACCCACTCCTTGATGGCCCGTCTGGTGGCCAGCAGGCTGGCCACTGTGGCCACTGTCCACCACAGCGTGGCCATGGCCAGCGTGGCCATATAGATGGCCAGTGGCCACAGTGTTGTCCACGGGATGGCCATGGCCGTGGCCAGCGGCACGGTGATGGCCAGATGCCTGCGGGCCAGGCGCTGCCAGCGGGGGCCGCTCAGCCGGATGTACGGCTTGCCGCGGTGGTCCACGGTGGCGTGGTGCCAGAAGGTGGCGTTGTCTCCCGCCCCCCACAGCGGGGCGCCGGTGATGAAGTAACGCACGAGCGGATGCACGTGCGGACGATCATGTGGCATTCCCCGACGATAGCTCACGTGTGACCAATTGGTCACACGTGATGTACGCTGCCGGCCGTGGATGAACCTGAGGGAAAGCCGCGCGATCTCACGGCGGCCAACTGGGCGCGCACCCTGGCCAGGCTGCGGCGCAACATCGCGGAACTTCGTTCCCATGACTGTGAGGTGCGGGAGCCGGACAACTTCGACACGCCACCCGAACGTCGTACTGGCGTTTCGTCACCAGGTGTGCAATAGTAGAGGTATCCCGGAGGGGCGTCAGCGAGGTAGAGGGCGCGGGCGCCCCATCGGCCTTTCCCTGAGACAAGGAAGTCAAACCCGTGAAGAAGCTGGCCGAGAATCTCGGCTTGATCGCGCTGGGGCTCATCGTCCCGGCGCTCACCATCGGCATTGCCGTGCTGGTGCTGAGCATCAAGTGGCGCCACGACGCCTGCAACGCACAGGGGGCCACCCCCGCCAAGACGGACGCCGGCCGCATCGTGTGCGTACATCCGGACGGGACGGTGAGTCAGCCGTGAGTGCCCGAGGTATCGAACTGATCGGCGTGATGGCGCTGATCCTTGGCGTCGTCGCCATCGCCGGAAGTGCCAGCAACGACATCCCCGGTTACTGGGGATTTGCCGTCGGAGGTGCGCTGATCGGCTTTGCCGTTCGGATGCTGGTGCAGGCGGCGCGTCGATGAGAACCCCCGCCGCCTGGTGGCGCTCGGTCAAGCGCCGCAAGCCCGGCATCTACGCCTACCGCACCCGTAAGCACCTACGCCCCGGCACCGAGTGGGGGTACGTGGGCAAGAGTCGCCACCTGCCCTCCCGCGACGCCGACCATCACGGGCGCGGGCGCTACGGCCACGCCGCCAAGCCGTGGATCGACCTGAAGGTCCGGCGCTATGCGCTGGAGCTGCCCTGGTGGCTGGGCTGGGATTGGCTCACCCTCAGCCTGGAGACGCTGGCCATCCTGGTGCTGCGCCCGCGGTACAACTGGGCGAAGAACCCTCGCCGTAGCAAGGTGGGACCGCGCCAGCAGATTCAGCAGCGGTGGGTACGCGACACCGTGCCGACCGCGGTGCGCGCGCATGTGGAGCGCCAGCACGTCACCGGGCGCGCGCTCCAGGTGGTGGGCATCCTGATCATCATCATCGGAGTGGGGGGCATGCTGTGGGCAAGATAACGGCCATCACCAGCATCACCATCAACGGCGTGGATCTTACGGGGATGGTGACCGAGATTCATTTCGAGCGTGGGCGCCGCCGTGTTCGGCGCATGCACTCCATGTACCGTCGTCGCCGAAAGTGGGCATGCCGGTGAACCGCCCCCGCGCGCTGGAGTACAAGCGCCCCGCCGAGATCGTGCGCGCACCTCAGCCGTACGAGGTGATGAGCGCCCCGTACCTGGACAAGTGGATGCTCGTCAAGGAATCTCGGCGTCTCGCCGAGTGCGGGGAGATCGTGATTCTCGGCCCGGTGGTGTGGCGCAAGGAGCGCGCCCGCTGGGAGGTACGCATCGGCCGGCTGCGCCAGCCCCCGCCCCGCTGGCGTAAGCCGCTGCTGATCGGCACCACCATTGCCGTGCCGTGCGGTGGGTTACTGTGCCTGCTGTGGTGGGCACTGTCCAGCCTCACCATCACCGCAGGGGCCGCGTTCCTGCTGGGCGTGCTGGTGACGTTCATCTGCTGTATAGCAGGTAGCCACCGGTCAGGTGGAGGTACCGCAGGCGGGGTGTCGGTGAGTGTGTCCACCTCGGTGAATGTCACGGTACGCTGACACTCATCTCTTGCTCAGGGAGATCCAGCCACCCCCCGCCTGCCCCCATGGTGCGGGGGGTGTGCCGTTTCTACCGGTTGCGCTTGAGCCAGGCGGACAGCAGCCCCACGGCGGCGGCCACGGCGGCCACGGCGGTGCTCGCCCACCATCCCCGCCAGGTGCTGGTGTCCAGGTTGGTGAGCCACCCCAGCGCCCCGGTGGCTAGCACCGTGAGCAGCCATTGCACCGCAATGCCGGTCTTGGATTCCTTCTTCAGGCTTTTGTAGCCGTCGTCGTCCATGCCGCTTCTCCTCAGTCGCACTGCAACAGCGTGCGCAGGTTGCGCCACGCCTTCTCCGCCCGGCGGCCTGCCTCACTGATCGGCTCCGCCCCGTCGTACACCTCGGACTGCGCCACGATCACCAGGCAGGTGGCTGCCCGTGTCTCTGCGGCGGCCACCTCGCGCGCCCGGTGGTCGGCATCGATGGCGCGCTCGGCGCTGCGCAGGCTCACCAGCACGCTGAGCAGCACACTCAGCAGGGACACCCCCACCACCACCAGCGCCTGATACCACCGGGGACTCACGGCTCACCCCCCGAGGATGCGCCAGCCGATGACGGCGGCAACCCCGGCGAGGGAGCCGATGGCGGCGATGCGCCCGTACCGGTCTGCTGGCCAGACTGCCCGGACCGCACGCCTTGCCACACCTGCATGATCCCTGGCACCCCGATCAGTGCGCCCGCCATCCAGATCAGCGTCTCGCTTACCTGGCTGGGCGGGGCGAACCCGATACCCGCTTGTTTGAAGATGATCACCCAACCGCCCACCCACGTGGCGGTATCCCGTACCAGGGTGGACAGACCGGGGCGCATGGTCACTCATGATCCACCTTACGTTTGCCGGGCAGCATCAGTTGAGCAGTCAAAGATCAGGAGGTGGCCGGTGGTGTCAACCGGGCCTCGATCGCCGCAAGCTGCGCGCTCACCTTCTCCAGCCGGTCCTGGATGTCATGGTGCTCGTAACTGGTGTAGCGCAGCACGCCGCCGGCCGGCTGAAGGTTGACGCCGGCTGAGGTGACATCCACGTCCAGTTTGTAGTTCCAGATTCGGGCCACCTGTTCGGTGATCTGTCCGGCGATCCATGCCTTGTCGTCAGCGGTGAGTGCCACAGGGATGTCCTCCAACTGCCAGGAGGCGACGGACGCCTCTTTCCGGGTGTCGTAGCTCGCGCTGAAATGTGCGTGATGATCGTGCGGGTTGTCGCCGGAGTACGCGCGCTGGCGCCAGTCGTTGCTGGCCTCCCAGATCCGCCGGTTGTAGATGATGTAGCGCAGCCGCGTCTCCGCCCCCGCCCGGCACCGGAACAGCAGATGCTGTACCACGTCCTCCATGGACAGGCCAGGGGTGCGCAGGTCCACATCCACGTCGATGGCGTGCACCTCGTTGCGGGAGTCCGCGTCCTTGCCCCGTAGCCGCGGGAACTCCTCATCCGGCAGATGATCGGAGGTGCCGCCGGCCGCGTGCGCCCGGTCACCGATGCTGCCGTCAGAGCTTCGATCCCGCCCCGGGGCGATGGCGTTGAATTCCTCCCGCAGCTTCGCCAGGCAGGGAACCAGCATCCAGTCAGCCATTCACGCCCCTCTAGCTCGGCCGCACGAACTCAGCGGTGAACAAACACGAAGTATTGCTACCTGTGCTGGTGGTGGTCCGGGTGGCAGAGGACGAGTTGTCCTGGTTGCCCACCGCCTCCACGTAGTCCGTGCTTCCGTTCATCAGCACATGATCGCAGGTGATCTGCACCGAGCGGCTGGAGTTGGTGGCGTTCGGCCCGTGACGCGCCGAGGACGGCAGGATGGTGGCCCCGTTGCGCCGGATGTACACCTGCAAGTTCAGGTAGTCGGTGTTGGCCGGCACGAACAACAACCCCGTGAACACGTAATACCCCGCCACGGTGGGCGTGATTCGGGTGTTGTTGGTGACCTCGTCGTGCCAGCCGGCTGTGTCCACATCCTCACTGCCTGCCCCGAACGACAGCGCCGTGTCGGTGTTGTCGGAGAGATTCTGACCGCTCTGCTGGATCAGCCGCACGATCCCCTTGTTCGGCCCGTAGTCCGCCAGCGTCTGCAACAGCGTGGCGGTGATCCGCTGCCCCACCGCGTACGTGATCGCCATGCCTACTCCATTCCCAGGTAGAACGGTTGAGCCAGCCGCACCGGGGCCAGCGCGCTGTGCGCCTTCACCACGCCGTTGGTGCTACGGGTGACGGTGAAGGTCTGTTCGTTGTACCCGCCCGACGCGCTGGCGGTGCCGATGTCCGTCACCGTCATCCACTCTCCACCGATCTCGATCACCGGATCGTCCCCGATCGCAGCCGCCCCCACCT